ATGTCTCTGAGATAAGGTTCAACAATATTGACAAAGTTTGATCTTGTGTTAGCATCATTCAGTTCAAAGAGTTGTGCATTTGCTGCACCCTCAAGTGCTTGCTCAACTGTGAGGAACAGTCTTCTAACATTGATTCTGTCAAATGCAGATGCATATGAAAGACCAGTCTTATCACCAAACAGAACAATTCCAGTTCCTCTTTGAGTAATGATGGAGTTGATTCTGGAGGAGTAGAGAAGATCTCTTTGTGCCTTAGTTGGGTTGTATGCAAGTTTGATTGCATTGTTCAGAACACCTCTTTGCTGTCCAGCAGGTGAGAACCATGGGAAAGCAACAATGTCAGTTCTGACCATCAGACCAGCAATGTCTCCATTGGTTGGGATGTATCTGAACTCATTATTGAATCTATCATAGGTGTACTTGTAACCTGCATCAAACACTGCATAAGATGAACTTGTCAGTGGTGCAAAGAACCCAAGAACATTGTTTGTCTGAGTTGTTGTGTTGGTTACATCAACAACATTTGCTCTGTGTGGGGAGATTGTAGCAATACAATCCTTTCTGTTCTCAGCAATAGAAATTACCAAGTTTGCTTTTGCTTGTGATTCTGCTTCAGAAGCAAGACCAGGACCCATCAGCAAGAAGTCAACTGCTTCCTCATCTTTGTTTGAGAAGAGGTTATAGGAAGTTTGGAGATTTCCAAGAGTTGCAGTGTATCCACCAGAAGTTGTGTAGTTCTCACCACCACCCAGAGTGTAGGTGACAGCACCAAGTGAACTATAAATTACATCCTGTGCATTTACACCCCATACACCTTGTGCTGTAGTTCTTGCTGACCATGAACCAGCAGTAGAGAATCCAGCAGCAATTGGTGTAGTTCCCCAGAATCCATCAGTATCATTTGATGGATTGAATCCAGCATAGACATACTGTGAATTATCTGCAATGTAATTCTTGTAGTATGACTTTTGAGGTGCATTTCCATCTTGAGTTGCATCAAGTGCCTTAGAAAGGTTCAGATGCTTCTCAAGAATGTTGCCTTGGATTCCAGTTACAGATCCATCATCATCAATGACAACAACGTGAATGGTGTCATTTCTACCATTTCTGGAAGAAGAGTAGTTGCTTGTCAGTGGTTTTGGTGCCAAGCTCTTCCAGTAAACTGTTGAGTTAGTCAGACCAAGTGTTTGTTGATCATACCAATCAGCAACTGTTACAGCAGTGAAGGAAGAATTTTCAACTGTTCCTTCATTATTTCTGAAGACCAAAGCATCGCTTGCTTCAAATGATCTTCCAGCATCATTCTGTGCATAAGTGATTGGGTAAACAGTACCTGCTGTTGATACCCTTGCAGTAATTGCAACATTGATTGTGCTATTTGAGTTTACTGCATCAGTGGAAACACCAGTGATGATACCCTTGAGGTAACCATTGAATTCTGATGTTGAACCAGCACCAGGAATAACCAAACCTGACAGTGCAGTAGTGACAGCATAACCAACTGTAGCACCAATGCCTGCAGGGTTTGTGGTTGCAATTCCAATAACCTGGTCAGCAGCATTGTCAATAACTGCTACCTTCAGGTTTCTTGCCCATCTACCAGGTGTTTTTGCTGCCCAGCTGAAGTTTGTTGCAGTTTCGTAATTGGTCTTATAATCATCATAGTTCTTGATCTTCAGAGTGGTGGTTGAAGCAATTCCAACACCAGCATTAGCATTCTTCAGATCGTCATCATCAGTTCTAACTACCTTCAGAACACCACCATATGAGAGGTATTCTCCTCCAGTCATCCAGTACTCATACTGGCGATCAGTGGAGAGTGGTTGCCCGAAAGTGTTGAGATACTGCTGTTGAGTATTGATCTGTACAACTTCATCTACAGGACCAATCTCAAAAGGACCAGCGATAGCACCAATGTTATCTACAACATTCGCAGCTCTCCCTACTGTTAAATCAACCTCCCTGATTCTTACACCAGGAGATAATTGAGGAGTCGCCATGTTTTTCTCCTTAAATAGTCTCAGTTTATCTGAAAATATTTAGGATTTTGGGTGTTTTCAGTGGGGAAATATGTGGTGAACTACCAATCTGGATAGGACCAATCCACAAATGGTGTAATCTTCTTTCTTGACTCCACAATTCTGTTTATAGTACACTCTTTGCACTCATAAGAATAGGAAGAAGCAACTGGTCCTCTGTCCTTTCTTGTTCTGTAAAAACTATCTATAAGGTTCTTTACTTCTCCACATACTCTACACTTTCTATCATTGAGAAGTAGATGACCTAATTTGATTTGACCATCTAAGTCCATTACATATACTCCCACATGTATGATCTATCACCATACTCATCAACATGCCATCTATCACCATCAGCATCAACAAAACTATTGTCATCTAATCCATCAGAAACAAATCCAAATGGTGCCATATCTTGCTCAATCTGATTCTTTTGTTCCTCATAAATTCTCTTTCTGACATCTTGGTCAGTGAGTTCTTTGAAATAGTCCTGAGCAACTAACCAGGCATAGATAACCAGACACATCGCAAGGTCATCATTGCAACCTTCTTCTGCCTCAAAGGAGTTGTGTTTAGAAACAAAGGTTGTTAGTTCTGAGATGGTATCATAATCACATATGAGAAGTTTATTCTCCTCAATCATTGTCTTGAGGTTGAGGGATCCAACCTTTTTCACAGTCTTGGACATTTTGACGCCAAGTTGTGTTTTCTTACCAGAGAAACCTTGCCCAACAATCTGACCTGCTCTACCTCTCATTGAGCACATCAAAAGGTTCTGATACTCAAGATCATATTGGAGAATTGCTGCTACCTGATCTCCAACATCATTGACTTCACAAAGAATAAATGCTTCATTATAATTCTTTGCTACCTCATAGATCACACTTGGGAATAGCATAGGTTTGATTTCATTGTCCCTATACTTTGCTACCATTTTATGAGGGAAATTACTGATGTCTACAACAGTAAATGCAGAGTAGTCACCACCAACTCCTCTTGCAACGTCAACTGTCAATAAGTAATCATGTCCTGCTCTGACTTTCTCATAAACATCTAATCCTGCATTTTGGGTTAGAGGATTTTCATAAATGAGAGATCTAAGTTTTGATGGCGCAATCAGAGTATCAACAGATCCAAGGAATTCACACTCAAACTCAACTTTGAACTGTGCTTCTGATGTGTTCTTGATTGTTTGTTCCTTCCAAACTTCATCTCTTCCTGGAACTTCAGACCAGTGAACATCTGTAGGAACATATTCATTATTACCTCTTTCAGCATCATGCCACATCCTATAGAAGTGGTTCATGCCATGAGGCGTTGAAACTATGATGACTTTTGTGCTTTTACCAGAAGTAATAGTAGGATAAACAGATGCAAAGAAGGAGTCAGCGATGTGATTAGGGACGAACGCGAACTCATCGAGAAAGAGGATATTGAACGACATGCCTCTGACAGCACTCGCAGATGTAGAAGCTGCCAATATCTTACTGCCATTTTCTAACTCCAGTGAACCTTTGTTCCATGACAGGATACCCTGCTGCATCCACTTGGGCAAGTTTTCATATGCAATTTGTAACCTACTAAGTAGTTCTCTTGCAGTAGATGCTTTGTTTGCCAGGATGCCAATGTTTACGCTGTCATTGAAGATTGCATAGTGTAGCAAAAAAGATACCACAGTTGTGGACTTACCAGTCTGTCTTGGCATCTTACAGATGTTGAATCTTTCCTTGTGGAAGTTACTAATCAACTTTTCCTGGAAAGGATACATCTGGAATGGTTGAAGACCATGATCCAGAGTCACAATCTGAACATAGTTTTTTGCAAAGTAAACTGGATCTTCTTTGCATTTGATAAATTCTTGAATCTGCTCTTGAGTAAACTCAATGGCAGTATTTGCTTTTTTTAGATTAGGATTACCAAGATAAATGTCAGCATTACTCATAAAAAATTACCTACTAATTTCTTCCCAGTCCATTGAGGCATAAACTTCTTCACTACTTGATATTGGAGATGCTGCGACAACAAGTGTTAGTTCATAAGGAGTTCCAGTTAAACCATTTCTTTCTAACTGGAACTTAAATAGTGCTTCCTTTAGAATATCAACTGTTGCCGAAGATTGGTTGTTAGATGAGAAGAATCCAGATGCTAATATTCTACCTCCAGTTATGCCAGTTCCATTTAGTTTGTACTCAATCGCACTATCATTACCAGCACTGGTCCAGGTTCCTCCAGTAGTAGTTCCTGATGCTCTTACCTGCCAATTGTAATAAATTCCATTATTAACACCCATCAAAGAAAGAGCAGTCAAGATTACAATAGCATCTAAACGATCTGGAGATGATTTCAATCTTATACTAATTACTGGATAAAAAGTTCCAGCAACGGACATACTATATGGTGATGTAATTGGTGTTCCTACAGCTTGTTGTAATCCACGCAACTCATAACCACCTTCAGAAATTACAGTAGAACAAACTTGTTTGAGAGTGCTGCTACTTGTAGTAATACCTGTATTGGCAATCTCATATCTTAGAGGAAGTGATGCTGTTGTAATATAAGTTGATTCAATTAAGTTTGCGTGATGGAAAGAGTGGCAGTGAATCATCACTCCATTAATTACAAATCCCATTCTGACTGTACCAAGTCCTAACCACTCAATATCCATCCAAAGAATTTGTGCTTTGGTTTTATCTAAAGTAATTCCAGAAACTCCAGTACCATCTAACTTA